TTTTTCTGTCCGTTATTCACCGACGCATTGTTTTTCTGTCCGTTATTCGCCGACGCATTGTTTTTCTGTCCGTTATTCGCCGACGCATTGTTTTTCTGCCCGTTATTCGCCGACGCATTGTTTTTCTGCCCGTTATTCGCCGACGCATTCATTAGAACATTAGCCGAATCATTATTTCCTTGGGATAATGAACTGTTTATGGGGATTGGTGCTGGTATAGGTACTCGTAGTGCAAAAGTACCCTTCACTTTACGCTTGTGTACTTGTCCAAAGAAAATCCAATCTTCGTTTGCTTTTCTCTTTTTCAAGTGTACTTCGTATTGCTTCTTTTTTGTATCAGAAATCACAATACTTAAATTTGTCATTGTTTTACCAGAGTGCATTTCTTTTCCAAAAAGAAGCCCTGCATGATAGGGTGATTCTGCGTCTATTGAACTGTTTATTACGAAAGATGGAGGTTCTTTATAATTGGAAGCAAGAAGCGTGTATTTCATTATAACATACTTATAATTTTATCATGTATATTGAATAAGACATTATGAACAAAATTAGCAAAACGATCATTTTTGACGTGACAGGCATTCCTGTAATTGATATTGGATTATATCATCAGGCATTTTGTCACAAGTCAGCTACAAAAGAGCTGGGTCTTGAATTGTCAAATGAAAGGATTGAGTTCATCGGCGACGCTGTTCTCAATCTTATCGTGGGTACTTTTTTATTTGAACGTTTTGGATACGAAAATGAAGGATTTCTAACTCGCTTGCGTACAAAACTTGTCAGTGGAACCAACCTATGTATATGGGCTGAGCAGTTGAATCTATCTGAACTCATTGTTATGAATGACAAGGCTATGTCTAATGGATGGAATTCAAATCCTCGCATTCTAGAAGACACTTTTGAGTCGCTTATTGGTGCTATTTACCTTGATAATGGTAAAAGACTTGATGCACCGCAAAAGTTTCTTGATAAATTTCTCAATAATTTAGATTTTGAAGATGTAAAGAAAGATACAAATTATAAAGATATATTGATGCGATATACGCAGTCAAATAATCTATCAAACCCTGAGTATAAGTGCACCGAATTCAAGGACATTGAAAAAAATGAACGCAAGTTTTGTGTACAGGTGGTAATCAATAACAAGCTTCTGGCCGAAGGTTTCGAGAAAAATAAAAAGGCATCTGAACAAAAAGCGGCAATGAACGTCTTGAAATGTTTACAAATAATTCAAGTATAATAATGAGCGGATGTTATTCTGCAGGTGTGCTCTTGTATTCTCATAATACAAACGGAGAACTCATATTTTTACTAGGAAAAGACTATAGACAAAGATACAGCGACTTTGGTGGCAGATGTGATACCAATGATGCTACTCAACTAGACACAGCTTCAAGAGAATTTTATGAAGAAACTTGTGGTGTTATATTGGATATCACTATTATCAGGAATAAACTGAAAAAGTCCCCTATAATACATTCACTTTCATATCTTGGTAATCCCTACTACATGTACATGGTTCATATACCTTATTCTACAGAATATGTGAAAATGTTTCAATCGGTTAGACAATTCATACATTCTAAGAAGGTAGAGAAAAGATTTAAAGAAAAAACGTCACTCGATTGGTTTACAACAAGCAGTATACTGAATCAGAAAGATGACATACGGCAAGTGTTTTATAAGACATTTACGAAAAATATAGATATCATTCATCACGTAACAGCGCGTAAACTATTTAAGCATTAATTGATTTATATATAAATTAAGAGATGGCCAAGGTTGTTTTAGATAAAAGAGGGGATGATGATATGTTTTCTTTGTCTAGTTTTGGGGACGATATGTCCGATGACATTCAACTAAAAAAGAAGAAAAAATTTTCCAAACCAAAAGCACCATCATACAAGAAAACAACCGCGTCTCGTCCGCAACAACATAAAGCGCCGGTACAACATAAGGCACCAGTACAAGAACATATTGAAGATAACACATTCGAAATGTTTAGTAATCCACAAAAAGCAAAAATACCTGAAAATCCCCAAGGTGGATTTGAACAGGATTTAGACGATGAAGAAGATGAATCCGTTATGTCAAGTATTCCAGACGATTATAACGACGTTGGATACGATAACCAGAAACCATACGAGGAACAGCCAAGCCCAGGGTTTGCAACGATTGATGAAGAGAAACAGGATCTCATCTTCAAATTTCATCGTTTGGAAGAAAAGGGGTTCAAGGTGACTAAGAGATACAACATCGGAAGTGACATCATGGAAATGAGAACAGAGTTCAATAAAATTAAGCGTGATATAGAATTAAAAGGAAGTCTCAAATTTTCTCGTCGTATGCTTATGGCTTGTGTAAGTGGAATGGAATTTTTGAATAAAACATACGACCCTTTCACATTGGAATTGAATGGATGGTCTGAAAATGTGATGGAAAATCTTAACGATGGTGATTATGATAATGTATTCGAGAGACTTCATGACAAATATGCTGGAAAGGTAAACGCACCACCAGAAATGGAACTCATGCTCAGTCTCGCAGGAAGTGCGTTGATGTTCCATATCACAAGTTCTATGTTCAAAAACATGCCCGCAATGGGTGCGGATCCAAGTATGATGAGAAATATGGTTAAAAATATGGCTAAACAATCTGCTCCAGATCCAAATGGTGGGACAGAGGGTATGAAAGCGCCTATGGACTTTTCTAATATGCAAAATATGTTCAGCGCGTTTCAGCCTCCACAAACAAGTAGATTCCAAGAAGAACCGGTTCAACCACCAAATAGAGATATTGATGCGATGAGTGACGATTCTGCTGCACCATCGTCGATACTCAGCAGTGTACACAGCGAAATCAGAAATGTTGCTCTTTCTGAAGGTGGTGCATTGAACGGAAAGCGACGCGGGCGTAAATCAAAAATTGTGATGTCAAAAGATAATACAATCGAAATTTAAATCTCAAAATATAGTATACATAATACGCAATGATATATGCGACATTAGATGAAGCATGGGCGAAAAAACCGCGAGTGAAACGTATTACACATCACGAAAAAATGAAAAAGAAGCTTACAGAAAAATATGAATCGGAAAAAATAGTACTTAAAGACCCTGAAGTAATAGCATTATTGAAACACATGGATGATCCAGATGCATATGTTTTGGATCTCATCAAACCAAAGGGTGTGGTTGAATCTTTTGTTCCAAACATATTACCTAAAAAAGAATCAAAAAAAGAATCAAAAACTGATCGAGACGATGTTATTTATTTCCTATACTTTCTCACTTTGTTAGTTTTGCTTTATTAACCCCATCGCAAGCTCCAATGCATTTACAGGTGTATTCTTATTTCTTTGAAGCTTCTTCTCAGACGCCGCTTCAAAGCCTTTATTCGCATTCTCTTGTGACACACAAGAAATATTCGTGTTTTTCTCTATAAGGGGATTTAATTTAATCATAGGAACTGGAAGATATACATACATTTCGTTATTCATCTTGAACTCTTCAATGGACATGTGTCCTCCGAATGCTTCAAGACATTCTCTATGCGGAGCCTCTTTCACTGGTTCAAATAAATTCATATGTCGGCGCATCATAGTGATTAAGCTAAATTTATTAAACTTAATATCATCTTTAGAATACACTACATATGCTTTCATGCATTCCCAACTACAATAGTGTCCCGTAGTTTCAAATGTACTATTGTAATAGTTTACGGGTAAACACAAATCTTGTCCTTCTGGACACGAATGAGAACAGTGAAAGCATAGCATTGTATTAACATATATGTAAAATGTTTTGTTTAAATTGTTTAATCTAAATATTGTTTAAAATAATGGACGATCAGATGAGTACCCCTATATCGTCTATTTACCCCCCCGCACAACAACAGCAAGCCGATATGTTTCCCCCTCTTCCTCAGGTCCAATCAAATAATCATCCTCAGGCCGCGATTTACAATCAGATGCAACAACACATGCAACAACAAGAACCGGAAGTAAAAGTACCAATCATAAAAGAAGAAAATGATATGGATAAAACACAACAAGAATTGATGTTTTTATTCGTCATCATTCTTGTCATCTCTTCTGAACCAGTACAAAGGCAACTCATGACTTCATTCCCGGCTTTGTTTAGCGATGCTAAATCATCTATTGTTGCAAGTGCCATCAATGCCGGTGTCATATGTGGCCTATTCTATGCTCTTCGTCATATCAAAATAACAGTTTAAGAAATCGCCCAGTGATATATGTATATTCGATATGAAGGTCGAAAAAAAACAAGATGTATTACAAAGAAATTTGCTCAAATTCTATTCTATTGATGCAAACATGAAAAAACTTTTTCAACTTATTGCTTCAAAAAGTTCAGACGTTTCACTTCGGGAGTGGGACTATCTTTGTACACATTACGCAAAAAAACAAAATGTTCTTTATTACACTTCGAAAAAGGAAATGGTAAATCTCAATCTTCAATACAGATCACAACTAAAGGCCTATTCTAAAGCTAATTTTGACCCATTCAAAAGGCACAATCGCATAGTTATTCCTTGTAAGTATACACCAACCAGTACCCTTGAAACGACTTGTGGACAATTATGTTTCTTCAAGTTTGTCATAGAAAAAGATATGTATGATTGGTTAAAACGCGGGAAAAATCTTACAGAACTGAGAAATGATATGAATCAGTACACTAAAGGGAAGAAAGCAATGATAGTTACACAAGAAAAAAAACGACAGGTACAGAAAACAAACAAACAAATCAATCGTCATGATATCAAAATAACTGTGGTTTTTTAGAAAAAATAGTTTTCAATATACTATAATGAATTTGATGAACCACGATCTCCTCCCAATAGGAACCGCGACTCTTTCTTTCGTTGGATATGTCATGTACATGAAACAATCCCAACCAGAAGAGGATAATGACTACCAAACCGCACTTAAAATAGCCGTTGGTGTAGCACTATTGACTTATCTCGTACAAAAAGCAATTGAACAACGCGAACAATCATCCGTATCATCTGGTGATACAGATGTTATACTGGAAGGACCTTTCACTAAGGCTGAATAATTTATTTATTTTTTACAATTTTTAAAGACTGAGACGTAGTTTCTTCTCGAGCATTCATTATATGACTCGTCGCTTCTACAGCAGGATGATCACATTCGTGTTTTTTCGACACGAAAAATGATTCGAGATTTGTTTGTACGAACTCTGGCTTGAGAGATTCGTATCTCACAGTAGTCTTCAAAACGAGCGCATCCCCGTTTTGAAGTTTACACGCGTCAACATTACTTTCATTCATCATGTGAATAATAGCTTCGCTAAGAGTCTTTTTATTTTGATTCAAGTCCTTTGTCTCCTTCATTAGCTCTGATAATTTTTGAGATACGTCAAGATACTCGGTCACAAACTGCTTTAAATCGGTCATACTTGTTCTTATAAATAAAAGAATGTTTTATCTTTAAACGTACAATATCTTAAACTTTGTATAAATCTGTTCTATTTTATTAGTATCGTTCGTTTTTATCGTAGACAAGTTCTGTGCTCGATTCGTATCTTTTGTATATTCAAGATCAACATCTTGATGCGAACCACCCTTACACGCAGATGCTACGATATCCATTTTCATCACAACTAGATTATACGCGCGTTTCTCCATGAACTTCAATACCTTCTTGATAAATTCATGCTTTGCAAATGTTTGAATCTTATTGTCTTCCAAACATTGAAATGTATTATTTCTGCGATTGAATACAATATTATCTCTATCTTTTGTATATATCAATACGAGTGATGCAATCCCTTGATATGCTGGATACGCCATTTCAAGATGTGTTATCAATTCATCATCTGTAATGTTCTTATCTTGTGCATTCAAGACATCAAAGACAGGTGTAGTTATTCTACAAAATTCTTGTGAAGTACTCACACCTCGGCTACCAGATGTTCCATTTGATATAATATTTAACTGTTGACTGTTCGCTTGCTTCAAATGCAAATTAAAATCTTTTACATCCGTGTATTGTTCATCTTTCATTTTGAGCCGATCTTCTAACATCCGAATATGTTCATCCTTCATTTCAATTCGTTGCATCAATAAATTACAATGTTCGCACATGATTATGAAATTAACATGATATAATATTCTTATATCATTATCCCGTGAAAACGATCGAAAATCTTGACGCGCCATTTTTATGTGCTGGTATACTGAATGTTACTTCCTCGTTTCCTATAATATTTGTTTTTCCGTTAATAATATGTGTTCCGATCGATGTACCCTCGCGAGTAATCACCAATTTTGAAACCTTGACTCCATTTCCGCCATCAACACGGAGACGAACATCGCTAGGGTTTAAATACCTTCCAATCGACGTCAAATACAAATTGAAAGTTATTCTGTTCATATAATCATATCCATTTACATACGTAGAAAACTCTTTTCCGTTCTCAATAAATGTTACATACACTCTCTCTCCTGATTCTGCGAATCCTTCTTTCTTATTTTGTATTTGATTGCCATTTATGTCATACATCTCAAACCCATCCGCATACGCGTAGCTTACTTCATAACCAATATCCTCCAACATACCTACAGAAATTGAACTTAACGGCTCAATCTCTGCATCAATTTCGGCCCATCCTGTCATTAATTCTTTATCCAATCCCGGAAGAGAATGGTTATGCCCGTCCACATATCCAACTCTATTGTCAAGAGACACGTTAGGTTCTAAACCCTCTTCAGTATGATACCCAGCTGTACCATTACCACCATCATCTTCTATTGGCAGAAATGGAATTTTGTCATTTCTACATACCTTTCTATATTCACGTAAGCCAGCAGAACCTATATATTGCCCATCATTATTCAATAATCCATTAACATTCCACATTGTACCAATCCCTAAAATATGCCCCATTTCGTGCAATACAGTATAATATCCATTCGTAAGTCCATCCCTCTTTTTTGCGGCTTTTTGTTGTTCCCAATTCTTTGTACTTAATATCATCAATCCTCTCGTTGGAATGTATTTGCCAGCGACATGTGAATATTGCATAACACCAGCTTG